GTATGATTAATCATCACGTTTTAGGGATTGACGAACACCCTGGTCAGTCATGCTGGGACAAGTGGGCTATGCCGTTTCTTAACTGGATTGATGACAACAATGTACAAGCATTGGGCTGTGAAAAGATAGTCAGTCACGGGGGAATCAAGATCGCCGGCTCCGTTGACTTCATTGGAATCAAGGACTCCAGAATCTTTCTCGCGGACTACAAGTGCCGTGTAAATACTAAGGGTAAAGCTAAACGATACCAGAAGGACTGCTGTCAGCTAGCCATTGAGGCTTACATGCTGATGCACCTACAGAAGTTACCTTACCTTCCCAAGATTCGATCCGTCATTGTGGACTGCGAGACAGCAGAACATATGCACTACGAGTGGACGGACGAAGAGAGTCAGTGGGGTATCCGTGTTGCTAAAGCTGCGGCTAGCCTGTTCTGGATGTTAAGAATGCAACCCGTCGTAAAACAATAACTATGAACAAAGCACTACCAACTGACGCTAAGGCTCGCAAGACTTACCCCATGTATTCTGGCCTTATTAAATACTTTCCTCACGCGCTAGCCGCCGTGTCTCATTGTAGCTACCAAGGCAACCAACAACATCATCCCGACAAGCCACTTCACTGGGACATGAACAAGTCCGCAGACGAATTGGACGCACTCATTCGACACATCATTGAAGAAGATTGGGATAAGGTAGCATGGAGGGCATTGGCTAATTTAGAACGCAAACTGACTGACACATGTTCATACAAAAATGGAACCACGGAATGATAGAGATTAACTTAACTGACGACGAAGTCATGATGTGCCAGCACATCGGACACCTACGATCGGTGCTGTCCAGGGGCAACAATATTAAGGACAGAAAGCAGTCCAACATGGCTGGTCTGGATATAGATGCCCAAGGTGTTACCGCTGAGTATGCTGTAGCAAAGCACTTGAATGTATTCTTTGACCTCGGCCTCAGCCCTCGAGCTGGGTCAGCCGATGGAGTAATGAAAGGTCACTCCTATGATGTCAAAAGCACTCACCACGCCTTCGGAAAGTTACTGGCAACCCTCAAGGACAACCCCGATGTGGACATGTATATCATGTGCCTCACGCCGGATCGTTGGACAGTAAAGATGGTTGGCTGGTGCTGGAAGGATGAACTAATAAACAAAAAGAACATAAAGGATCTAGGTTACGGAAAGGGTTACGCACTCGAGCAGAACCAACTCCGTCCCTTCAAAAAATAATATGAGTATGACACAAGTAGAAAGTAACGTCGAACGAATACAAACTCGGATCGACATGATACGACAGGAATCCCGGACCCTATCCTTTAGGATGGAGAGGATGCTTGAGCAGCGTAAGCAACTGACCCAAGAGAAGAATACGCTCAAGGATCTGCTCACGGAACTCAATGTATCTTCCACAAAATAAACTCAAGGACTGGAGGGTTAAACATCAACCCAAGAGCTGTCCCTTGATACTGCGGAAAACTTCGGACTGGGTTGTGGATCATTGCCACAAATCCGGCATGGTCCGAGGCGTAGTATCGAGGGTCGGTAACTCCTTGTTAGGTAAGATAGAGAACTTTGCGTACCGCAGATGCCAGGTGAGCCAGAGTCATTTACCCGCCGTACTTAGAGCAATCGCGGACTACTTGGAGCAGGAGCAACTGGATGTATTGCACCCCGTTGGACTGACTCAACTTTCAAAAAGATTTAAATCCTTGACATCCGAAAAACAGAAGGCCACTTTAGTAGATCTAGGGGCGAAACGAAAACAACTCATGGAATGTTCTAATGCCTCGGAACGAACCAAACTATTCCGTGAACTAACTAAACATAAACATGAATAAATTGAATATACATTCAAAACTCAAAGGGATTCAGTCATCCCTCAAAGCTCCCAAAGGGCAGACTAATAAGTTCGGCGGGTACGCTTACCGTTCCGCTGAGGACATACTAACAGCCGTCAAACCTCTGCTCGCTGAGTGGAATTGTACGCTTGTTATTACTGACGACATAGTCGAAGTAGGTGGACGTGTCTACGTCAAATCCGCGGCTGTGCTAGCAGATACTGAAGGCGAGTACACAATCCAAGCAAATGGATTTGCTAGAGAATCAGAGACTCGCAAGGGAATGGATGACTCACAGATTACTGGGTCAGCTAGTTCCTACGCTCGCAAGTATGCACTCAACGGACTCTTTGCTATCGATGATACAAAGGACGCTGATGCTACTAACAATCACGGCAAGAAGCCAACAACACAAACCAAGAAGATAAGCCAGACAGCCAACGCTGACTCAAACTTTGACTTCTAATAACCAATAATACAATGCCAAAGTACAACAACGAAAATACTGGGGTTCTATTCCCAGAAACCAAACGTGAGTCCGACTCATCGCCTCACGCCACAGGAACACTTGAAGTCACAGCACCGGGCAAGTACCGTGCGGCGGCTTGGAAGAACCAGAGCCAATCTGGTCCTGTTATGAACATCCGTTTGACTCGTCTCGATGAGGATAAACAGCCCGAGCAATATCGCAGAGGCGGAACCCCAAATCAGCCCACAGCGGCTCCTTCCGCCGCCCCAGCGGGAGACGATCCCTTCTAGGGATCACTTGATTATCAAGGGGGAGAGGGTCATGCCTCTCCCCTTTTTATTCTTACTTAATATGAACCAACAAAAACAAAAATATAAATATGAGATACACCTATATGCTCAACATGGACAACGAAAAGGCGGAGTCCTGCGATGTTGTCGTTAAGTTTCGGACCGACGCTTTTGGAAGATTTGATGGATTCACTTCCATCTATTCCGATAAACCACTTTACTCCGAGGACCTAGCTTACCTAGAAGAATGGGTAATGCAGGGCAAGGACCAGTGGAGGCCGCAAGTTGACAACAATAACCAATAACAAAACAAAAACCATGAACGAATTACTACAAGGATACATTGACGCGGGTGAACCGCTACTAAAGATGGACGGCTTTGATGACTGCATTGCAGGGGTCGTAGAAAGAATAGGACAGGACCCCATCATATGCTATGACAAGGCTAAGGTCATTGACCAGATGATCGCCGATGGCATGGATCAAGAGGAGGCCGTCGAATACTTTGAATACAACCAAATAGGCGCATGGGTAGGTGACAGGACACCTTGCTTTCTAATATCACAGCCATGAAGGAATTAGAGAAAAGCCTTTTGGGGACAATCCTAAAGGCTGAGATAAACGATGGGTGCAACGCCCTACTAAACGAAGCAAAGGAGTCCGGCATCAACGCTGACTTCTTTACGGCCCACGAGACTCAGTCAATGTGGGAGGCTATGTGCAAGTTGGACTCCAAGGGCGTGATCCTTGGCACGATGTCCCTGTTCACGGATATGTCCAAGGGTCAGAAGGGACTTGATGCTAACTCAGTCTGGTCCACGCATGACAAAGGTCTAAGCGAGTTGCACTTCAAGGGATTAACGGATGACATGGTGGAGTCCCACAGGACAAGGAACCTCTCGCGTCTATCTCTGGTTATCAAGGACGGCTTACAGGAGGGTAAGGACTCCGAAGAGATCCTTACTACTATACAGGGTCAGTGCGATTCCATATCCTCGTTGACTCCTACTAGAGATAATCTACAAACCATTGTTGATCAAACATTTGAGGATGTTACAGGTAAGGTAGATTTTTCTAAATACCTACGGACTGGCATCCAATCAATTGATGATGTTCTCTACAGAGGTGGCTACGGATCAGGTCAGCTGTGCGTCCTAGCTTCACGGCCAGGGTGCGGCAAGACCGCATACGCCTTGAACTTCTTGAGTAACACCTGCACGACAGGCAATGGTATGTTACTCTTCAATCTTGAGATGGGTGCGAATCAGATAATGAAACGTATCTTCAGCATCAAGTCAGGTCTACATATGCGTAGGTTCGAGGACGGGCTAGCCCCGGCGGACAAGATGCAGGCACTTAGGAAGACTACAGAAACCGTGAAGGGTTGGAACTGCTGGATCCGTGACAACGTATATCGACTGGACCACATACTAGCAACAGCTAGGGGTATGCACAGAAAGCATAAGGTAAATGGAATCATTATTGATTACTGCCAGCTGATAAAGCCCATGTCCAAGAACATATCCAGAGAGCAGCAGGTCGCAGAGATCAGCCGTGAGTTAAAGCTACTCGCCAAGGATCTCGATATACCCGTCCTGTTACTTGCACAGGTGAACCGTGAATCCGAAAAGGATGACCGTTCTCCTATCATGTCCGACCTCCGTGAGAGTGGAGCCTTGGAGCAGGATGCTGACAGTATTATATTTCTGTGGCAGACATTATCAGAGAGGGAGCAGAAGATGGATTACGTCCGATGGACTCTAGCCAAGCAGAGGGAGGGCATGGGATATACCCAAGGCCGTATCCTCTTTAACAAAGGCACTCAGAAGATGGAGGATCACTCGCAGTTCATTTGATATGAAGCCCTCTCAGAAGCGGACAGCACGTTACCATAAAATCATTGAGGATTTTTTCGGTGGCTATGTCTGCGGTGAGTGCGGGTTCAAAGGCAAGGCAATTCAATTTGACTGCCATCACCTGCCGGGATATGTGAAGACGAGATCAATTAGGGATTTCGCCAGAACTGGGAACCGCCAGGAGTTCATTGGGGAGCTTGAGAAGTGCGAACTTCTATGTGCAAATTGCCACAGGCTGGAGCATTCCTCTTGACAGAAAACATAGGACATCTATGTTATAATTATTCTACCACACAAATGGTTCGTGTGTTAGTTGGTTCATATAGTAATACAAGGTAAGCCGAAGGAGTAATCCCAGGCGAAGGGCGGTTTTCATGGACCGCGCTTTTGTTCAATCCTTGGAGGGGCTGTTCCGTGTTATTCCGGAGCAGCCCTTTTGCTATAAGGCTCCAGGAGGAATCAAGAATGGACGTTCACCTTCTTTGAGCCTGCGCTTAAATTCTCTTTGTTCCTTTTGCTTCGTGAACCCAAAGATTCTGTTAAGGACATCGGACATAGGAGCAAGGGTCATTAGCTTAGTCCTCTCAATCGGAGTCCCCCCAGCTAATTGCTGCACGGACTTAGTTATGTCAATGAATTGTTGCAAGGCAACTGGTTGGAAGTAGTTAAGAGCAAACGATCCGAACCCATCTCGTTTTATTTTGTAAGCAGAATATCTAGATATACCAAGTATACGAAGACTATTATTAACTGCGTAGTCCGGCAGGTAACCCAAACGTCCAGCGATTAAATCCTTCAGCATATCCACGGGCATACCAACCATTGCCATGAATACTATCAACTTACTAAGATTAAGGAATGCTTCAGCTTTCTGCTGACGAGTTCCAGTTTTCATCTGCTGAATATATAAATCATTAGTAAGATTTAATTGATTCACCAAGAAGGACTTCATTGTGTACAACAATCTAGTATCTGGATTCTCGGCCTGTTTGAGTGGCATACGAGCCTTGGAGGTTGGTTGTGTCTCGGACAATCTCGAGAAGAGTGCGAGTCTAACCAGTTCGTTATTGCTGTCACCCTTCTGGAGTGCAGCCTTGAGTTGTATAATTTCCGCATCATTGAATCCCATGAACTCCATCTCCGCCCGGAACCTACGTCCGTTGGGGGTGTTGGCTGCGGCTTTCGCTATCTTTTTAAAGCGCATAAAGTTAGCCGTGATGTTAGTCTCCTTCATGAACTGATCCATGCGGGTGAACCCAGTGACCTTTAGACCCAAGCGAACAGCCTTGTCCATGAACAACGGATCACGGAACTCCTCGGATACACGCTTTGAATCAATGCCAAGTAAATCAACTCCAAGTTTTTGAGAGATCAATGCTTTGAAAGTATTATCAATACCTGCTCGAGCCATGATGAATGGCATATCGAATACCTGCGATAACGTGGAGGTGAACTCCACTAGCAAAGTAAAGTAACTCGCCGCTCTGAGTCCTGAGAAGAACTTTGACTCCTTACCTTGAGGGGTAAGAATAACTCGGAAAACATCATAAGCGGTCTCCGTGTCCTCTGGAGTAATCTCTCCGCTGTTCTCTAGTTCGCGGAGTTCTCGTGCAAGTTCGCTTGCTCTTTCGGCTTTGCTGCCCTCAGCATCAAGAATAAACCTACGGCCTATGAGCCTAGTAGTTTCTATTGCTTGAGTAGCACCATAGACATAGGACTCAAAGGCTTCACCTGGTGAGGCATAGGCATCCATCAATTCATCTGGTATTATGTCAATGCTTCTCCTCTTTAAGTTACTAAGACCTTTGCTGTAATTAGTATAAAGACCTCGGCGCATGAATTGATCAAACAGCGTAGCCTCTATTTCTAAGGTCTTCTTGTCCCCAAGTTTAAGTATTACTCCCTGCTCAAGAGGTAAAAGTTTTTTGACGGTATCAAAATCCAAAGCCATCTCTGGCTTGTTGTGAGTTTTACTGAGTTCCTCTAACTTTCCGTGAACTAGTATTACTAAATCAGGACCCTTTAAATCTTTGTTTTCTGTTTCTGATACAACTAACTGACGGGCTTGAGTAACGAAGTTCAGTTCAGCAATAAATTTACTGAAGGGTTTTTTGACAGTATCACCGAAGTATTCTTTCACTTTCTTGAGATCCAGAATCTTACGAGGGAAATAGTCCTCGAGGTTGCCGGGTTCGTAGCCAGCATTTACGAGTTCCGTACGGACCTTATTAAGAGTAACTCTCACCCGAAGATGGAAGTCATTATACATTCCGTATTTCCTTA